GGGATGACCCTGTGAATGCGTGGGATTTGAAGCAGGGCCAGCGTATATTAGAATTGGGGCTGTACGGAGAACAATTTTATCCTACAGCGGTTAATGATGTGGATGGTAAGGTTAAAATGGGATATCTGGATCCGCAAAGTGTAGCTGAAATAAAGACAGATCCTGATAATGTGGAAATATTAGAGACAGTGGTAAAAAAGGGAATGGGAGGTGAGAAGGGGAAAGAGTATGATGTGATTGCGATGGATGATGGAAGAGAATCTGAAACGCAGGGAAAAATGGTAGGAAATATTTTTGCCTTTGCAATCAATAAAGTGGCAAATAGTACGAGAGGAAGGAGCGATCTGTTTTGTCTGGCAGATTGGATAGACGGTTATGACCAATTTCTATTCAATCGACTTGAGCGATCGCACCTGATGAACGTGTTTTTATGGGACGTAGAGCTTAGAGGAATGAAACAAAAAGATATTGATAAATGGCTGCGGGACCAGAGTGTACCAAAACCAGGGTCGGTAAGAGCACATAATGAATTTGTGAACTGGAAAGCATTAGTCCCTGACCTGGGAGCTCACGATGCCTCTGAGGAGGCTAAATTATTCAGGAACCAAATACTAGGTGGAGCAGGAATACCTCCACATTGGTACGCAGGTGGCGAAGGGATTACAAGAGCGACTGCACTCGAAATGGCAACGCCGGTAATGAAGAGATTAAAAACAAGACAGAGATATTTTAAGTACATGATTACGCATATTTTCAAATATGTGATCGACCAGGCGATAATCAATGGTAAAGTTGGCCTGACGGAAAAGGTGGATAAGAGTTTTGTTATAGGAATGCCGAAGCTACTAGAGAAAGACTTTTACACTCTATCACTCGGAATGAAGTTTGTTATGGAGGCTATGACTACAGCAGTTGAAAAAAAATGGGTTGGGGAGGATTCAGCGAAACGAATTTTTGCAGAATTGATGGAGAGATTGGGATTGGAAGTTGGATTCGTGATGGAGGATGAAAAAAAAGGTGAGAAGGATGAAGACTAAAACGCAAGAAGCTGTATTGCCATACAAGCCTAGTGCTAGCAGCGCGGAGGGTTTAAAGCGGTGCCGAGATGACTTTCGGATATTTGGTGGATGGTATTCGATTTTGAAGGAGAAAGGAAAGTTTAAATATTCGAAGGATGAGATATTAAAAAAGTTTTTGGTGCCTTGTCTGCGTGAGCTCATTAAAGAAGGCTCGACAGAGTTTCATCCCGAAAAGTGGAAGGGAACGGCCAGAGAGATTTATCTTGATGCATTCGATATAATAGTAACGAAGTTTCGGTATTTAGTAGCACCTCACGCTGAGATGATTCATAAAGGAAGAAAGACAGCTACGGTGCATGCTAGGAAATTTATCCAGGGATCATTTCAAAGTATTGTTGGCCCCGAGTATGAGTTCGGATTTGCTCGTTTTGAAAATGGGAAGAAAATAAGCCAGAAAGAATTCAAAACCCTTCTTCCCCAGCACCATGTAAGCGAAAATGAACGGCAAGAATGGTGGCCGGAGAAGAAAGAGCTGTATTTTTACAAGATACGAACCTGGATCCCCATGGAAAAGCCTCGGCACGTTAGAGTCCCGAAGGGGACTCAGACCTATGGAGAGCGGGCTAGGTTGAATGAAGCGGTAACTGACCAGGGAATGCAAAGACAAAAGATTAACTCTCCTACATTTGCATATATGACCGTCCATGGAAAAGAGCCGAAAGAATTCTTGCGTGGAAGAACGGATTCCCCTAAAAAAATGTGGAGGAATAATGATGTAGATAAATCATTGAAGGATAAATGGCTGGAAGATTTGAATGGGATTAAAGAAATTGAGATACGATCCACGGACGCAGGTAAATCCGCTGAGAGAATTGCCTTTGTGGTGATACGATTTAAAGACGAGAAAAATGATCCGAAAGCAAAAAGCCTTTCTGCAAAGATAGCGAAAGAGGATGGAATTTTTTCTGGTAGTGATATAGGAATGGGAGGACGACCTAGAATCTGTGTAGCTGGAAAAATATGGGAAGGACAAAGCGGATGGGAAGGTTGGTGGGGGAGTCTTACTGGGAAGATAGAGAGAAATGTTGAAGAAACGCTTAAGGAAGGAATTAAGGAACAAGCATTTGATCCTGAAGATTACGAGCCTGAGAAGATAAAACCGATGGATCAATACGAATTATTGAAAACTGAGAAAAATCTGGCTGCTATCTTTGAAGAGCGTGGAGCGCGTGAAAGCGATGAGTTGGTAATAAATGCTTACCGATTCGTGAAAGAAGAGTTGCGGAGACGTGGAACTGAGGTTGAATTTCATAAGGAGTTAGACAGATTGACTGCGGCTGTGGCTAAGGGAAAAGTAATGGATTTTTTGTGGGAAGGAATAAAGAAGATACAGAAATTGGGGCCGATAGTTTGGAAGCCGAAATATATATCATTAACCGGGTCGGCTTTATTTGTTGATGATAAAGCCAAGAGAATGCCAAATGATTTAGATACAGTGTTTCGAGATGATAATATCAATACTGCACTTTTATTAAAGGTGGACAGAATTTTTGAGAAATATTTTGGAGTAACCTCGCATCCGATTGCCGAAGCTTTTGGTCCGAATTGGAGAAATTTGGCTTTATGGGATTTAGCATTAGTACCACGAAGGGAAATGATAGTAGAGGAAATCGATGAACCTGGATTTGTGAAGGAGTTTTATGAAGCCGGAGAGAAAGGGACAGGTTTGCAAGCTCAAGCTAGGGCGTCAGCTAGAGAAGATGAGATTAAAATGAATCGATATTTTTTTGGAATGAAGCCAACGAAAGGTTATCTGAAAGAAGAGAAGATGAGCTTAGAAGGGCTGATGAAGTTTATCAAAGAAGAAGATTATCCGATACTGGTTGAAAAGAAATACGATGGAGCCAAGTTGATTGTTTTCAAAAATGGAGATACTGTAACAATTTATACTGATGATGGTGGAAATGCTACAAACCGGTTGCCGAAATGTATATCAGCTATTAAAAAGCTGAAAGTGAAGAATGCAATATTTGAAGTTGAAGCTGAGTTATGGCGTGATGGAAAACATCTTCCGAGGGAACTGATGGCTGGATATTTGCACGAGAAAGGTGAACCCGATGATGATGACGTGATGATGAACGTGTACGGGATTTTATATAAAGACGGTGAGGACTTACACAAGAAGACTGAAGAAGAAAGGCGAGCCGTGCTAACAGGAATAAAGTTTGGGCAAAACACTAATGATAAACCTAATATGAAATATCAGTTGAATCTGGTGAAGTCGGTGGTGGCGAAGAATGCGAAGGAACTTAGAAGTGCGGTGGAGGACCTGCGGAGACGGCCTGGATCTGAAGGTGTGGTGATTAAGAAAACAGGAACGAGATATTATCTGAATCGCAGCTCTAAGAGTGGATGGTATAAGCTGCATAATACGGCGATGCTGGCTGGAATTGTGATAGAAAAAATTGGAACTAAAACTGCTGGAGTTTATACCTATCGATATGGAATTGAGCCTGGAAAGTATAAGATTCGACCAGGGGATTTAGCAGAAGTGAAGGATAAAGAGTACTTGGAAGTTGGCACTACGTTTAGCACGAACAAAAGCGTGGAGCGTGGAGGAATTATTGAAATAGAGTTTTCTACTTTGAATTTTGTGATGGATGAGCGGGCCGATACAATGAGTATAACTGCGTGGGTGCCGAGATTTATGAGGGAGCTGCAAGATAGAACTGAGCCTGACGGTGTTAATGAGATAGTGAGCAGGGCGAGAAGAGAAGGAATTCTAATGGTCAAGAGAGTAAAAGAAGATGGAAAAATTCTTTATGAAAGTGCTGAAGTTAAAGAGGTTGAATATCTAAGTTTAGATGAATATAAGAAGTTTACAGAAGCATACGCTGGATTAACGGAAGAAGAAACCGAAGAGATTTTAAAGTTGCAATCCTTCTTTGAGAATTTTGGAGAAAGCGAGAAAGAAGAAGGCGAGGCTGAAAAGAAGGATATTGGGTTTAGTAAAGCAACAAAAAGAGTAGAAGTTGAGAGCCGAAAGCGGCCTAGATTCTGGGCTGTGATACAAAATCATTTTCGTGGAGAGAGTGTATCTGATTTGACTCCAGTTATAATAAAAAGAAAGAATGGTAGAATTGGAGTAGTACCTATTTGTTCGCTGTTCCCAAATAGATTCAAAGGAAAAGAGATCCAGGTTAATGATGGAACAATGGTTTGGGGCGGTGGAAAATGGGAAAAGATGAAATGGATTATGCGACATGAAAGTTCTGATCGATTGTTGCGGATAAACACTTACGATGGATCGGTGGATGTAACGAAAGAGCACTCATTATTTCAAAATGGTAAAATGGTGGAATCGGGAAGATTGAAGGTTGGTGATTCGATTGATCAGGTAGAGTTACCTTTAATAGAAGGAAGTAAAGAAGTGGATAGAGAATTCGCGAGGATGGTAGGATTTTGGATTGCTGAAGGTAGTTATAGGAGAGGGGGGGAAGTAAGTTTTACGCAAATGCGAAAAGAGCCATTGGAACGAATCAAAATATGGGCTGAAAAGTATGGATTGAAATGTAGCATTAGTCAGGATAAGTTGAATGGAAGCTACAGAATGGTGATGTCTGGGCTACAAATTTTTGAGCAATTTTATACGCGTTCTCCTCATGAGATAGAGACAAGAAAATCAAGATTGAAAAAGATTCCCTCATTCGTTTTTGAATGGGATAAAAAGTCAAAAGAGGCAATGCTTGAAGGATATCTTGAGGGAGATGGAATCAACATAAAAGGGAAACATATTGAATTTGCAACTGCGTCGCAAGCGTTGGCTCAAGGCTTAATCTTGGTGGCGAAAGTAGTTTATCGGGATAGAATAGCGACTATTGATTTGCAGGAAAATTTATTCCGAATAAAGTTGATCAATCCAAAAAACAATAGAACGAAACGGGAAAGGGACGAGATTAAGAAGATTTTAGAATCTAAGTCGCGTAATTCGGTTGGAGAAGCGAATCCTCATTTTAAGAATGGCGAGTTTGTGAAGAAGATGCCATTTGCAAAGCAGTCTTGGACTTACTCGCATAAACGTTACGTGTATGATATTGAAACAGAAAGTCATTCGTTTCAAGCTGGAGTTGGAAAAATATTAGCTCATAATTCCCAGCATAAGGATTTTCGAACAAAGATGAATGGATATTTGAAGGGTTGGACAATCACTGATCAGCCTGAGGGAAAAATAACGGAACCGGTGAAAACTATAGAAGACGGACGGCGGATAACGAAAGAAGTTAAATTTAAGTTCAGTCCTGATATGGACCCGACGACTCATTGTGTGGCGATAGCGAAGGCAAAAGAGCCGTTAGCCTGGCTAGGATTTGATGACGTAGGAGTTGGAAAATATGCGGCTGTTCCCCCTGGTGGAGTCGGGGCGACTAAATTTGAATGGGGAGTGTTTACCCGGGTTGATTCAGGATATGCCTATTTGACGATAAAGAAGCCTTTTTTTGAGGAATATTTTCTTAATATGAAGGATTATAAGGGACGGATGGTAATTCGACTGATTCCAGTAGGAATAGAGTGGAAAAAACCGCCAAAGAAACGATTGCAGTGGCAGACATGGATGAATTTAAAGGACCAGACGCCATATTTACTGAGCCGACGGGCCAGAGTTAAGGCTGACTATATCCCTGATGAGAGTAGAACAACCGCATCTGGCCTGCCGCCAGATTGGGAGAAGAAAATCCCGATAGCAATGCGATGGTGGATTGGAAAATTATCTCGCAAAGAAAAATTCGATAAGATGGATGAGGCTTACAATTATTTGATTGAGAAGAAAATATTAAAAGGACATAAACTGAAGGAATCCGAAAGCAAGAAAGTGAAGTACGTGGTGAGGAGAAACTGGTGGAAAGGGGCTGTAATTGTGAGAGGAATGCCAGTTCAGCATTGGGAGCTTGTAATTGACAGTGGTAAAGATTACCTAGATGAATTTCGTTTGGAATCTGACCCATTGATCAAGGAAAAGTTGGAAAGAGGAATTCCAGCGGTGCATCGGAAAGTTACAGGAAAAACTCCGAAGGGCGGAGGATTTAGAGAGTGGATGAAATTTGAGGGAGAGATCCCCCCGAATCATTCTGAATGGGGGAATCCTAATAAAAAAATACCAGCTTATAAGAAAATAATTGACAAAGGTGAAGCTGATTGGATCGAAGAGAGCGCAATGTTTCATAGTTTTGATTTTGGTAGTGGGGGATTGAGCGGTGCAGTTGTGATAATTAGAGAAAGCCCTGATGCAAATATCTGGGTAATGAAAAAAGGAAAAAGTCCAGGGGAAGAACGATAGCTCTTGACAAGCAAGAAATATGTGCTAATAATAAATCAAAACATGGTTAAGACGATCAGGCCGAGGAAAGCGCGAGCCTGGTTGACCCACCGAAGAGCCTTTCTAGGCTTCGAGGAAAGCGCGTAAGCCTAGTGGAAAGCAAAAGGCATTCTGAAGTTCACCATTAAACACGGAGACCTCCGTGAAATTTTTAACACACTTACGATTACTTGAGGCGAAAGACCCGCAGGGCAAAGACTGGGAAGTTGTAGTCATTGAAACTGGTTTGGGGAAGAACAACCGGTCATACGCTGCGAATGTGCTGAAAGCTGCTGTAAAGCTGTATGAAAAGTGCAAAGTTTATCTGTTCGAGAGGCGTGAAGAGGCTGACCATTTGCAAGGCAAGGAAGTTGAGGATAAGCCTTGGTTGGTAAAGAACTTGGTTGGTTGGTTGACAAAGCCCTTATTCAAGCACTTTGAAATGAACGGTAAAATGCACGAGGGAATTATAGCGCAGTTGCACATTGACGACGGATCTGAGAATATTAGAGCGAAGATGTTAGACGCCTGGAAGAATGGAATAAATCTATTTGGTTTATCACACGATGCTTCTGGAGATGTTACAGAATTCCAGAGATTTGGTGTGAAAATGGAGAGTGTAGATAAAATCACGGACGTCAGCTCGGTAGAATTGGTAACTAATCCCGCTCAAGGGGGACAGTTACTGAGACTGGTAGCGAGCGAAAATGGAGGATACAAAATGTTTGACAAACTGATGGAAGCGTTGCTGGGAATTTTTAAGAAGATTGACGAAGGATTGATTGAAGGAATTGATGAATCGGCAGTTACCGATGAGCAATTTTTGGCTTTGGTGGAGGCTGGAACAGAGAACGAGAAGTTCTTTGAGGAAGCTGCGACGCTAGAAGCCAATGGGCCATTTATGCAGTCCGTTATCGCTAGAGTAATCAAGCTCTTAGAGGGCGATAAAAAGGATGCGGCTATCAAAGCGCTGACTGGTTTGCAGGAGAAGTTAAAGGATTACCAATATCCGAAACCTGCGAAAGCATCTGTTGGAAGTGAATCGGAAGAAGATGATGACATTTTGACTGTTGAAGACCTCTTCCCTACAGATGTTGATGAATCAGCCTATACTGATTGTATGAAAAAGCAGATGAAAGCTGGGAAAACTATGTCCCAGGCGGCTAAGATTTGTAAAGTTGAAGCCAAGAAGAAAGAGACAGTCGGAGAATCAGTTTACACGGATTGTGTGAAACGTGAAGTGAAAGCAGGAAAGACACAGGCTGAAGCAGAGAAAATCTGTAAGCTTGAGGCGAAGAAAGACAGTGGAACCGAAGAAGCTCTTGCTCGAATACAAAAAGTTGAAGAGAGCATAAAGAAGACTCGATCTGCTGCGATTCTTGACCGAAAATTGTCAGAATCCAAACTCTTCACTCCTGTCCTAGTAAAAGTAAGAAAACAATTCGAGGGCAAAATCTTCAAGGAAAGCGACCTGGATGTAGCCTTATCTGCTGAACAGGACACATTAGCAAAGCTGACTGAAAGTGGAAATCTTAAAGGGCTTGGACAGTCAAAGGTTGAGGTTACTTTAGCTGAGTCGGACAAGAAGCAGATCGCAATGGATCTGATGTTCGATGTGGATGTTAAGGACAAGAAAGGCGTAGGAGCTTTTACGAGTATCAAAGAAGCCTACAAGTCGATGAATCCGAGAGATCCTGAAATAACTTTCACAAATCAAAGACCAAGAAGAATAAGTGAAGCGACTGCAGTAGTAGCTGACTTCGACAACGCTTTGGGAACATCGATGTATAGAAAGATGTTGAAAATATATAAATTGCTGCCGTTACCGTGGAAAGAATTTTGTAATATAATCCCGGTAAGTAACTTCAAGCAGCAAGATAGAATCAGATGGGGAGGATTCGGGGAATTGCCGACGGTAGAGGAAGACGGAACATATGATAACGTGGCGTTCCCGACTGACGAAGCAGCGACTTACAGCCCGCTGACTAAGGGTGGAACTTTTGCGATATCGAGAAGGACTATCAAGAATGACGATATGCACATGTTAAGGCAGGTGCCTACCAGATTGGCTAGAGCGGCTGCAAAGACTCTGAACACTTACATTTGGGCTAACCTGATAGCAAATAACGTGGCTATTTACGATGGCGCTGTTCCATTCGCTTCGGCAAGAGGGAATCTTGGAGCTTCGGCTCTGGACTTTGATACCCTAGATGCTGCTGTTACAGCAATGAAGGGAATGAAAGAAAAAGGTAACTACGAATG